GTCGTGATCGATCCGGATGTCGCGAGCCCCGTTTGGATCTCCGTGACAGCCGACGCCGCGAGCGCATTGGCGTCCAGTGCGTCGGTCGCGAACTTGGCTGCTGTGATCGCTGCGCTGGCGATTTGTGACGCGCCGATCGCGGATGCTGCGATCACCGTCGATGTGATCGCGCCTGACGCGAACGCCGCTGCCGCGATCGCTCCTGCCGTGACCGAATTCATGTTGACGTCATTCGTGTCTTGAATGACGTCCCATTGGACAACGCGCGATGTCGCGGTTGTGATCTTGACTGAGAAATCCCATCCGTTGGTAACGAGCATCGGCCATATTAAATAGATTTGCGCGACATCGACGGTTGCAACATCCTGTGAAGTTAATGTGCCACCGTTGACGCCGCTATAGATTCTAACTTCGCAAAGGTCGCCAGCTACAAGCGTTGTTAAGTCGATCCGTACGCCGACGTAACCCGTAGTGGTCCGCGGTGATCCGGATGAAAAATTCGCGTTGTTCGGGAGAGAGAACTCCACATTCTGAGTGCACGTATGCGAGTTACTCAGCGTGGTGAAGTTGGTCATGTCAGATTGTACCTAGCGAGCTGCCGAGCCGGAATCGGATTGCTCACGACGATGGTCACGATGTGTGTCACTGCATCGACGGCTATGCTCACAAGGTCAATGCCCACGTAGTCTCCAGTTCCAGCACCTAGGTGTTGAATGAAGACCTCCATGTCGAAGTACGCTCGTGTGCGTTTTGCGGGCGTATTCACGGGTGGTGAAGTGTACGTCGTGATGGCCATGGATTATCCACCGAACCCGTATGCAGCTACGCTACATCCGGTGTTCCAAACCCCGTTTGCACCACCCCGGATAAATACCTTATCGCCAATGTTTCCCAATCCGTATTCACCTAGAGAACGAAATCCTTGGGCCTCTGCTGTGTTGCAGACAACAAGTTGGTCTGCGATTACACGACGATTGATGGTCGTGCTTGACCCAACAGCTAAATCAAACGCGCCCGCCACAGTTTGCATCACTGCATTGTTTGACCCGACACCTAGACACCAGTACCAGATCTGATCGGCGAGCGCAGATCCTACTTGGACATAGGCGCTCTTGCTACCATTGCTAGGTGTAAGCGCGGTTCCGCTTGAGGTTGACGGAGCAGTGCCGAATGCCCGCATGAAAGTCGCGCAGCGTGGCGGCGCATATTTAGGCTTGCATCGTAACTGAACAAATGCCGAACATGCCCCGATTGTGGCGTTGTTTACGCTCACAGCGGCTCCGATAGAGGTCCCCGCAGGGAGACGGAATGGTAGAAAATACCATATTCCGCCAGAATTATTGCCGGCATTGGCTCCGGCGCACGACACCAACAGATCAATTATGGTGGTGTCTGTGAAGCTGGATCCTCCGGAGCGGTCGGTCCCGATTTTAAGCAAACCGTCTCGAGCCGAACCCGAAACAGCTAACGTGTTTAGGTTGATCCAAAACCCGAATACGTCATCGGTGACCGAAGCACCAGCAATCAACTGCGCGTACGATCCATACGCGTTGTTCCCCGGAGTGATCGTCGTACCAGACGCGGCGTTTGTCGCGCTCGCGATTACGAGACCGAACTCAGGTAGCGTTTGGTTGAGCGCACGGATGCTCATCGTGGCTTATCGGATGCGCGCTATGTACGGCGTCCCGTTTTATTTTTGAGTGGCTTCGATACGTCGGTGTTTTGAATCGTGTCGCGTGTTTCTTCGTGTGAGACTTGGGCAGGAGACGAAGACACGTTGTCATCTTCGGTGAGCAAGCCCTCAGATGTCTCGAGTTGCTTCGGCGCAGGGTTTTCGCTTCCGTCGAGGACGGACAGGACACCCAAAGCGTCATCCGGTGCAGGTGCATCGTCAGACGATGCTTCGATCGGAACGGAGGTGAGGGTCACCCACTGCACTTCGACGACTCGCTGCAGAACCGGGTTGCTCTCCTCGTGGTCCGGGACGTCTCGATGTGACGGGCCGTTCAAGATCACGGGAAGCCCGAACTCGTCCTTGACTGCTGAGAGGTCAAGGACGCCCGGGCTGGTTTTGGCGATCCTCAGCATGTGATCACAACAGCGGGAAGTCGATGCGTTGGAAAGCCAGCGTGTTGCCGATGCCGATGCCCGGAGCCGCGTAACTCCAGAACTCGATCAGGTCGGCTTCCTGCTTGATGTACAGCGTCGCGTCCTGGAGTAGGAAGAACACGCCCAGGTAATTCTGCGGCGCGAAGATGTACGCGCTGCGGCGACCGATCGTCGGGTCCGTTGACGGGTTGTCGATGATCTCGTTCTTGATCGACGACACCACCGGGATGCCCCAAAGCTTCTCCTCGGCCTCGATGCCGAGGTCGTAGTGCCGCGACGCCACGTCGTTGCCCACCGAGGTGGCCGGCAGGTCGATGGCCTCGTAGTACAGCTCCTTGGCCATCAGCATCTTGCCGATCGGCTGCTTGCGGTGGACGAGCGCCTGGAAGCCCTTCTTGAACGCCGACGAGCCGAAGCTCGCCGCCTGGGTGCGCTGGGTGGCCAGGTTCAGGGCGATCAGACCATTGATCGTGTCCGTGAATTTCTGGTCTTCCTGGTCCGACATGTCCTTGACGGAGTTGTCGGACAGGATTTTCCTGATGTCGTTCTGGTACGTCATCAGGTTCCACTTCCGCGTCTTGAAGTGCTGGCTCTCCGTTTTGCCGAAGTAGACGGCGAAGCGCTTGCCGCGGAAGAACGTGGCACGACCGCTGCCGTTGAAGGGGACGAACGTGGCGATGGAGTCGGGCTCCTTCTCCACGATCTTCTTCGGCATGTCGCTGTTCTCGTCGCGATCCAGCTCGTCGTCCTGCAGCAGGATCGGCTCGATGATTTCGCGGGCGAAGCTCTCCTGGCGGAGCCGCTGGCGGACGAACGCGCTGCCCTCGGCCTCCGCTTCCTTGGTGCGGCCCTCCTCGAGCTTGCGAACGAAGTTGCTGTTGATGTACTGGGCCGAGGCCTGTTCGGTCTCGGTCTTGTAGGCTGCCGACATTCAGATCTCCTGGGGTCTTCGAGGTTTGATGGTTGCCCGGCCGAGGGCTACTTGGCGGCCGTGTCGCCGCCAGAGTAGTAGACGACGATCGTGCCATCGGTCGCGGTGTTGTCCTCGAGGACCTCGCCGATGATCTGGTTGTTGGTGACCGCCGGCTGCCACTTGCCAGCGGAGAACGTGAGGCGCGTGCTCGGCGGATAGCTGCCCGCGTTGAGGTTGCTCGCGTCGAGCCGGAACACCGCGTTGGCGCGGAGGCAGACGGCCTTCTGGAGGAAGGCGCCCGCGGGGTCGTCATTGCCTTCGACGACGACCCAGGTGGAGATCGCCTCGACGGTCGACCGATCCGGAGTAGTCGCGGCGACGACCGCGCCGTCGGTGCCGAGCTTGACCACCATGCCCAGGACGATGGAATCGAAGGTCCCGGTGGTGACGTGGATCGGGTACGTCTCGTCGATCGCACCCTCCTTGGGATACCCGCGCAGAATGTCGAACTTCGAGTTGAGCAGCATGTCAGTTTCCTCCGTGGGTGCGAGCTACGAGAGAATCCAGTTGCCGAAGCGGCCGAAAGCGTCATCGGACGCCTGCTTGATGCCTCGGGATTCATTGGTTTCGGAGTCGGCGGGCGCGCCGAGCGCTTCGACGACGCCGGACTGCTTCTGGAGCACGTTTTCCACGTACGCCAGGACGGACGGGTCGGTTTCGGCGAGTTTGCGTCGGATGTCGTCTGGGATGGCCTCGCCGTGCGCGGTTGCGTGCGCGGACGCGACCTTGTCGACGCGTGCCAGGCGCACGGACTCGGCGGCAGCGTTCTTCTCGCCCTCGACCGCGTCCACGTACGTGGCCATGGCGTCGAACACGTTGGCGACCTTGCGAAGGTTCACGAGCGCCCTCCTGCGAGCTTGCGCAGCGCGGTGATTCCGGCGGCGGCGGTGACGATCCGGATGGACTGAACTCTTCGGTGCGCGTCACGCAGATCGGCCTCGACGCGGAGGTCGCTGGCAATCTTCCTGAGCGTGTCGGAATCACGCATGACCGTCTCTGTCCTGTCGCAAGGCCGACGCCATCTGGCGAAGTCCCTGCGCGAGGTCCGTCCGCGGCTGCGCCGCGGCCTCCTTGACGGCGACGCGCTCTTCGCGTCGTCGACGATCCACCTCGCGAGCGCCGCGAACGGCCGCGTCGATCGCGTCGACAATCCTGGTCATTGCTCCGGCTCCCTGGTCATGTTGTGGAGGCCTCTGATGATGCCGGGCGTGGCGAGCCCGGTCGCGACGCCGGCGCCGAATCCGACGTTGCGCGCGCGACCACGCGCCTCGCGCTCATGGGCCCGCATCATGAGCGCGATCGGGATGCCCGCCGCGGCGGCACCCATGCCGCCCGCCGCGATCAACGGGCCCAAGTCCGAGGCCGTCCGGACAACGGACAACGCCGCGGCGCGGAGCCGATCGATCACGCACATGTCCGGGTCGCCGGGCATGCTCAGCGCGCGGCCTCGATGAGGCGGGCCGTGTCCGCGAAGCCGGCGACGAAGACGTCGCTGGCCGTCTTGTGGATCCACTGGATGGTGCCGTTGTAGCCGTACAGCGCCGCGGCCTCCGCCAGCTTGTTCAGCTCGAGCTTGGTCTGCTCGTAGCCGAGGTCGTGGGCCTCGCGCACGATCTCCGGGTTCGCCGAGGCGAACTTCTCGAAGTCGTCGGTGCCGCCCGCGACGGCCGCGGTCTTCACGGCGGGCAGGACCGCCGCGGTCTTGTGCGCGGCCTCGTTGTACTGGGCGAGGCGAGCCACGAAGCCGTCACACACGGCGGCGCCGTACAGCTGCGCTTCCTTGAGGGTCGCCGCGTGCTCGTCCGCGACCACGCTCGCCGCGAGCTTGGTGAGATCGTCGAGCGGCGAGGCCTGGCCGGCCGTCTTGGTCGGCGCCTCGACTTCGGCGGTCGCTTCCTTGAGGGCCTGCCGGAGCCCGGCCGCCGCGGCGTCGCTCGGCGATCCCCCGCCCGAGACGGCGCGAGGAGACGGGGCCACGGCGGCCGTCTTTTCGGCCTCGGGCTCCAGTAGCTGAAACGCTTGCGTGAGCATCATGTGCGGTCTCCGTTGCAACGAGATGATAGGGCGGTTGTCGAAAATCCCCAAGTCAGCCGATGACGACCGATCCCAGGAAGTCCACCACGTGCTCGATGTTGAGCACCAGGCCGACTATCGGATCCACGACGGATCCGACCTTCGCACGAGAAACGTCGAGTGCGCCCGACGAGGACGATCGGCACTCGACCATGCTGACTAGCGAGGCCATCTTCGGTGCCGTCTCGGTGATGTCCGGCACGTCCAGACCTTCGGCCGTGCCTCGGGTCGACCCCGGGCGCGGCGACAGCGCGGCCTGTCCCAGCGCACCAATACCGACGGCGAGCGGGGCCCGCGCCTTGCGAAGCCACGGGTAGGCCGTCAGCATCTTGTAGCTCCCCAACATGAGCGCCGTGCCGCCGAGCACCTTCCGCATGTGCGCGCGTGTTACCGCGTCCTGCCCGTCGAGGGCCGCCCCGCGGGTTGTGACCTCGTTTCCCGCGTGAAGAAGGTCGGTGGTCGGCGCCGCGTCGGGTCGCAGGCCGGCTCCCTCGGGCACGAGGCGCCGATACAGCATGTCCCCCGTGTAGGCGCGCTTCTCGCGGACCTCGATGAGAGCGGACGCCAGCGCCGCGTCGACAGCGGACGCCTCGCCGAGCTTGCACTCGTCGAGCACGTAGTCGAGCAGCGATGGTGACTCGGCGAAAAGCTCCAGCGCCGCGTCGGCCGCGGTCGCGAGACGAATCAGAACGTCGGGGGCGACCCTAGACGGCCGACCCGTCAGCTGGGTAATCGCGGCCTCCGCGAATTCTGCGTCCTTGAGGACCACGCCGGCCTGCTCTGCGGTCGTGACGACGCCGCGGAGGCCGACGCCGGGGCACAGCGCCGCGGCCTGCACGACGCGTGACGGCAACTCTGGCGATCGCGACAGCCGATTGCCGGCGTAGTCGCGAAACCGAACCGCGAGGTCCCGCTCACTGCGGGGCACGGTGGAGACCGCGATCGGCTCCCCGCGGATCACCTTGCTCATCTCCGACAGCTTCCGCGCCGCGGCCGTCTTCCGCGCCGCGTCGTCGGCCTCGATGCCCAGATCTGCCGCGAGCCGACCCCCCGCGTCCGCGACCTTCTTGAGCGTGTAGCCGATGCGATCGGCGGGACGGAACACGCGGCTGATGTCGAAGAAGTCCGAGTCGGGGTTGTACACGAAGTTCTTCGTGCCGTCGGGGTTGACCTGATT